GTCCAGATCGAACAAGCAGACGCTTGGGTCGTTGTTAAGAACGTTAAGGTAGCATCATAATTTAATTATTGCTGCTAGCTGGAAAGGCCCCCAAATTAATTTTTGGGGGCTTTTCATTTTAATTTAGTAATGCTATAATTGTTTAGAGTAGAAATAGGAGATTTACATGTCATTTGAGACATTGAAGGTTTCAGAAATAAAGAAGATTGCAGAAGACTTTGCAGTCGATACAGAAGGCTTAAAAAACAAAGCCGACATTATTGCGGCTCTCGCAGAAGAAGGCGTAACCTGGTCTGTATATAACAAGACCATTGAAAAAATGGAAGAAGATGAAGACGATATGGCAGTAGAAGTATTACCTAAGTTCGATCCAAAGGCGGAGCATCCAGAAGACACAGTACTAGTAAGAATGACCAGAGCTAATTTTAGGTATGATATTATGGGATATACGTTCACAAAAGATCACCCATTTGTAGCAATGCATAAAGAAGACGCTCAAGAAATTTTTGATAAGGAGGAGGGCTTTAGATTAGCAACTCCAAAGGAAGTCCAGGAGTACTACAACTAATCTAAGCCTATAATATGGCAGAGGTATTAACTAGATCACAATCCCCAATAACGCATCAGGTGTTTTGGAATGGAGACGTTGCAATTCCAAGCGCTGCACCAACAGTTAAAATTTATGATGTAACCATGGATCCAGCAATAACACCTGCTATCAGCCCTACACATCTACTAACAATGTTAACATCAGTAGAGGATGAAAATAACCCAGGGTCTTATGCAGTAAATGTTCCATATCAATACACTGATAGAAATAGAACATTACGGTTACGCTGGGAATACACTGTGCAAGGAACATCAGTTGTTAAAGATGATGAAATTTTTGTAGTAACTCCTTATGTTGATTTTAATCACATTCAGGATATGGAATTTAGTACAGATTCTTCAGATCCAAACTATAAGTCTTATAAAGAATTGATAAAGGCAGAAAAATATGCAAGAAAACAAATAGAGGAATATACTGGTCAAAAGTTTTATTTATACGATGACCTATATGTTATTAATGGATATGATTCAGACACACTGCCACTACCAGCAAAGATAGCTGAAATTCATGAGCTGTATTCTAACGACATACTTTTGCTAGATACAATTAATGATATAGATAACTGGAATTATCCAGTTGAAATATCTGAAAGCGGATATGGAATTAGAATTAACAGATCATCATTGCTAGATAATACAGTTTATACTGCAAATGGTATGGTGCCACCAAGCATTCATGATTATTCTGGAGTATTCCGTTCTGGAGTAGCCTATAAAATTCAGGGAAGATTTGGATGGGAAAAGGTTCCAGACAACGTAGAGCTTGCTGCAGTAGAATTAATGAAAGACTACTTTTCTAAAGACACAATGTGGAAGAATAAGTATGTTAAAAAAATCTCCACGTTTGACTGGGACTTTGAGTATACTGGAGAAGCATATACTGGTACTGGAAATTCGTATGCAGATAACCTATTAGCAGATTATGTCTTAACAACTAAAGTAGAGATTATATAATGAATAGCATCGTAGACTCTGTCTTGTCTATGAATTTAGATGTTTATAGACAGTCTGAAATTCAAGATATAGACACTGGAGCAATTGTTAGAGAATGGAATTATTATAAAACAATTGCATGTCACGCCAAGGGAGTAATTAGTAATTCAGCAACAACACGCTCTAGCGATAAGCAGGTATTTTCTAATAAGTATATGAATGATCAGGTCATACAGGTAAGAACGGCAGATAAATTAACGGCTAGAGAAAAAGTTACCAATATTAGAGATGTTGAAAATAATGTAATCTGGACAGAAATTAATTACCCAAATGAAACACCAACAGTATTTGAAGTGATAGGTACAACGCCAATAACAGATCCATTTGGTAGAGTGATTGCATATAACTCTTCAATGAAGAGATCGGAGAACCAGCAAATTGGACAATAGCGTATTACTGGTTCAGGCAGCAAGCGGACTTGAAAGAATGATGCATGCAAATCAAAATGGGCCACTTAAAGATAGCACTGTAGCTCAAATTTCAGCATACGTGTATTATGAAGCAGCAGTAATATCTAAGCTTACAACAAACAAACAATTCCAGAGTGCATTTAATAGAATTATTTTTGATCAGATAGACACAGACTTTGGTAACTACATAGATGCACTTGCTAGAAGCAAGCCCAAGTCTTTGCACCACGTATATGAGTGGAAAAAGACAGGAAACAAAAGTGCTAGATTATTTAAGTTAAATAAAATATCTGAACAGGGTTTATCATTTAGAGTTAATTATGATTTTCTTCCATCTAGGTCTTTAGTCCCATCATCTAATAGTAGAAGAAGACATATGTTTATAGACAAAGCCTCTGTAATGGAGCAAGGAAATCCATTAGTAATTAGACCTAAAAATGCAGACAGATTAGTATTTGAAGTTGATGGAGAAACAGTGTTTATGCCAAAGGGAGCTGCGGTAACAGTTAAGAGACCTGGTGGATCAGCAGCACGTAATCAATTCACATTAGCTCATTCAAGATTTTTTAGCGGAAGATTAGTTAATGAATCAATTAAAAGATCAGGATTCCAAAAAATATTTAATTCAAGCATGACTAAAGCATTAAAGGTTCCGTCTAGTATCAAAAAGGTTCAGTATTCATTTTCAGCAAATACAATTAGGTCTCAGGCTGATTCAGCCCTAGCCCTTTCATTCGGAGGTGCAATGTGACGGCTAACTACAAACTAGACGCAATGATAGAGCTTAGAAAGTATCTATGGAAAGAATTACATACGAGAAACATATTTGACGAAGATGACTATTGGTCAGACAACCTTAATGAAAATATTGTTCCAATTATTCCAGTTCAGCAGTCAGCAGAAATGAACCAATTCTTAAGTGGCAAGAAGCACATAGTCTACGATAAGATAGGAATGTCGTATGAGGACAACTGGCTAATATGCTGCGAGCAGATTCTATTTACCCTATATTCAACTTCAGTAGCAGATATTAATGAGATTAGAAACTACATGACTGATGAGTTTAGAAGAATGGATGAGTCTGCCAGAGATATAAACAAGTGGTCAGGGCTTTCTGATAAATTTAAATTCCACACTATTTGGGTTGCTGATATATCCCCTACTGCCCCATCAGAAGAGCTTCAGGGATTTTTCTCTGCTGAAGTCATTCTAGAAATAAAGTACTCAAGAATTACAGACAGCCAAGGCAGGTTCCTTTAGAGTTTGCCTTTTTACCCTTAATGGAATAGAATTATACCAAGAGGAAAGAGGCCTAGCCAGCCAGATTTAAATTTGATTTTACAATTTAATAACAAAGAATTCCAGGAGGTGGAAACACAATATGCCACAAAATACAGGTAATGCTAAAAACATTCTCGTAGGTGCATCCCCATTGTTTATTTCGAATATCGATTCAACATCAGCAGGATATGCAACATACGAAAACTCAGAACCAGGCACAGCAAACGCAGGAGCATTTGCAACAGGAACATCCTATACAAATACTCTAAACGCAGTTGAGTCTGGTACATTCTACTATAGAAACGTAGGATTTACAAACAATGGTCTTCAGATTACTTACAATCCAACATTCGATTCAGTAACAGTAGATCAGCTTCTTGATACAGCTAAGCTGTTCAAGTCTGCTATGGAAGTTATGATCGCAACTGAAATGTCAGAAGGCACACTAGAGAACGTTCTAGTAGTCTTCGGTCAGCCAGACGATCCAACTAACAACTCTGCAATTTCGCAGAACAACACAATTATTTCAACAGGTTCAGGTAATACAAAGAGAGACACACTTGGACTTGCAGCTGGAGCACTTGGTATTGCACCAACAGAGCGTCAGCTTATTGCGGTTGGTCAAGCACCAACAACAGCAGGTTCACAGACAGAGCGTGTATACTATGCACGTCGCGTACTTTCTGTACAACAGTCACAGTTTACTTTGGCTCGTTCAGCCCCAACTACATTCCCAGTAACATTCCGTCTACTCCCAACAGCTATGACAGGCTATGAAGGACAAGAATACGGTAAGATTATTGACCGTGTATTGGCAGTATAATTAAGTAATTAATTACCAAGGCCCCCAAGAAATTGGGGGCTTTCTGGTTGTATTAAGAGATTCTATTTAGTATAATGATTTAGACTAGATCCTAGGAGGATTAAATTGGCAACAACAGTATATGATGTAGAAGAAGTACAGCTACAAAATGGGCAGACAGCAAAGCTTAAGCCGCTATCTATTAAAGAGCTACGTAAGTTTATGGTAGCAATTCAAAAAACAGGTACGTCTCAGACAGAAGACGAAACACTAAACATCCTGATTGACGCATGTGCAATTGCACTCGAAAGACAGCTTCCAGAATTGGTAGCAGATAGAGATGCATTTGAAGATGCACTCGATGTTCCAACTATGAATCGCATTCTTGAAGTTTGCGGAGGAATTAAACTTGACGACCCAAACCTACTAGCGGCAGCGGTTCTGGCTGGTCAGAACTAGACTTAGCCGCTTTAGAAGGAGAACTTTTTTTACTAGGACATTGGAAAAATTACGATGAACTGGAAGAAAATTTATCAATGCCAGAACTTATAACTACCATCCAGGCCTTGAAGAAAAAGGAACATGACGCAAAAAAGTTCCAAGCATCTTTAAAGGGAGTAGATATAGGAGAGTACGAAGAAGATAAAAAGGGAGGCCCTAGTTTCGAAGACATAGAGTTGAGAGCAGCAGGAATAAATGCTACTAGCAACGATGTTGTTTCACTTCAAGGAAATTTTGCAGCGCAAGCTGGATTTGGAATTGGAGAAGGACTAGGATACTCAAGGGAGTAGTTTGAATATAAATGGCTGACGAAACAATCAGTACCCGAATAGTCGCTAATGCCGACTTCTCAGCCCTTATTGCCGATGTGCATAAGGTTACTGCCAGCCTATCAAAATTACAAGAGCAATTAGCTAACTCTAACAAGATGTTGGCAAATCAAATTGCCGTAATGAATAGATCTTTTTCTGATACTTTAAGAAGTACTGGACAATACTCTACACACTTTGTAAGCCTTCAGTCAGATGTAGAAAAATTTGGCAAGAACCTAGATGGTGGAAGACTAAAGTTAAACCAATACTTTAACACATTTAGAGATCATGCTAGAACATCTGGCGGTCTTGTAAGAGATTTAGCAAAGCAGCAAGTAGCACTTCAGAACTCAATATTACAACCGCTAGGCAGAAATGCACAAGGACTCATGCAGTTCAATGTGCAAGTTCCAAGAGGGCTAGATGAAGTAAAGAATAAGACTGCAATAGCTAGACAAGAACTTCAGATAATGAATAGAGTTATTCAGGATGGTGCTGGACAACTTATTAACTGGGGTAAGAATACTCAGTGGGCAGGTCGTCAGCTAACTGTAGGACTCACAGTTCCGCTTGCAGCATTTGGTAAAGCAGCGGCAACTGCATTTAGAGAAGCAGATCAAGAGTTAGTAAGATTAACTAAGGTCTACGGTGATGTTGCTGGAAGCTCTGCAGCAGAATTAGGCAAAGTAAGAGATGATGTTACCAGAACTGCAAAAGAAATTTCAGCAGCAATGGGTGTTAGCTTTAAAGAAACTATTGGATTAGCAGCAGATATTGCGGCAACTGGAAAAACAGGAGACGAGCTTCTAGGCTCAATTCAAGAAACAACCAGACTAGCAGTACTTGGTGAAGTAGATAGACAAGAAGCTATGAAAGCAACACTTGCAATTCAGTCTGCATTTAAATCAAATACAGACGAATTGGCACAATCAATTAACTTTCTTAACGCAGTTGAAAACCAAACATCAACAACTCTTAACGATTTAGTAGAAGCAATTCCTAAAGCTGGTCCAGTTGTTAAGGGATTAGGTGGAAGCGTACAAGATTTAGCCTTGTATATGACAGCTATGCGAGAAGGTGGAATCAATGCTTCTGAAGGAGCAAACGCTTTAAAGTCTGCACTAGCATCTTTAATTAACCCAACAGATGTTGCAGTAGGAAAGTTTAAAACTTTAGGAATTGACCTATTAGGTATAGTAAATAACAATGCTGGTAATTTAACTGGCACATTAATGGCTCTTCAGGGTGCGCTAGATCAATTAGATCCATTGCAAAAGCAGCAGGCTATCGAGCAGCTATTTGGTAAATTCCAGTTCTCAAGACTTAACGCTTTGTTTGAAAACTTAGGTAGACAAGGTAGCCAGACTCTACAAGTTTTAGATTTGATGAAAGCATCTACCGACGAGTTGGCATCAGTAGCTGATCGAGAATTAACTGCAGTAACAGAGTCTGCTTCAGGTAAATACCGAAGAGCTTTAGAAAGTTTAAAAGCCTCTCTTGCTGAAGTAGGAGAGCAATTCTTAACAATTAACACAGTTCTTATTGAGGTAATTGATAAGGTTGTAAAATTTGCTACTAATCTTCCTGGACCAATTAAGCAAGTTCTTGCTCTAGTGGGTGGAATAACCGCTATTGCTGGTCCACTCATTATGATCACTGGTGTGCTCGCTAACTTCTTTGGATATATAGCAAAGGGCGTCTTCCACATGAAGGCATTCTTTAAAGGTGGAGAAGGATGGAAGTATCTTACTCCAGAAATGTTGGCAGCAGAAAGAGCTGGTAAATTAGTAGAACAATCTTTCTATAGTGATGCAAAAGCAGCCGCAGTATTAAAGCAGGCTCTTGGAAATCTTATTGATGAATTTTCAGTATTAGAAGCAAAAGCAAAGTCAGGAGCAATGGCTGTAAATCCAGCAGTTTCAACAATGGCTGGTAACCTTGTTATGGCAGCAGGCGGACAAAGAGTGGTAAATCCACAACATCCATTAGCGGGACCAATGGGAACCAGAGCAAGTTCTCATATGGTTCCAAGAGCTGGAATGTCTGAGCAAGAAAGACTTTCACAAACAATATTCGGCATGGTTCCAGGATCTGGAATGGTTAATCAGAAAATTGGTCAGAACCCACAGATTTATATGAACGATGCTTTGCCTAATGTTCCTGGACTAACAAGTGTCGGCGGAGTTTCAACTGGTGTAGTTGCTGGAGAAGCTGCTAGATGGCACTCAATGATGGCTACCCTATCAATGCAATCAAAGGCAGAAATTGAAATGCTAAAGAAGCAGATCGTTGCTACAGGAGTAGTAAGCAAAGACTTTATGATGCAGTTCGATGACATTTTGCCAATTGTATCTAAGCTAACAGATAACGCTGCAAGAGAATCCTCAATGATTGTAGCAGAATTACGTGCAGGCAAAATGACTGTAGAGGCTGCAAAGGCAAAGATTATAGCTTTGAACCTTGAGACAGAAAGAATGATTGCATCTGCTGTTAGCACACAGGCTTCTGCAATGGGTAGAAGCATTAACCCAACAATGGTTCCTACATTAAATCAACCAGTAGTTGATGCTACTGGCA